GTTCGGAATTCCTGGGATCTGGGATGGCCTCGACAGCAGTACTGCCGTTGGTTATGATGTGGAATGCGTGATACCGAAAGCGCGTTCTCGAAAAGATCTTTGGAATTCCGACACTAGGGAAATTCATCCTTTACTTAAGATTCTCGTCCAAGGGATATTTGATGCTGTAGACCGTGGTGAATTACCGCGGAATGTAGTAGCTGGATGTCTTAAGGACGAACCTCGACCTGATCCGAAGAAACCTAGATTGTTTTCTATCGGATCTTTATCAATGTTGTTGTTCCATGTTATGTGTCTAGGAGCTATAGTGTCTGAAATGAAAAGGTGTCGCGCTAGTTCCGATGTCGCTATTGGAACAAACGTACACGCATTTGATTGGAAACTTTTGTTTTCCAAGATTTTAGATAATTTAGCTCTGGAAATTATAGCTGGAGATGGAGAGTCTTTTGACACGGGAATTAATCCTTGGGCAGCTAAGTTATTTAGTTATGCCATCCTCCCATTTTATCGTCTACCCAAGAAGTCCAAGAGTTATCGGTATGTTCAAGCCGCTTGTCTTTCTTGTGTAGGCCCTATTTTGGTGATAGTGTCAGAAGTCTATGATTTATCGTTTAGCAACCCTTCAGGTCAATGGCCTACGGGGATTTTCAATTCTTTTGTTAACGTTATTTCGTTCAATTTCTTCTTCTGGTACGTCGTGCAATCACATATACAGACCGACCCGGAGTTAGGAAATTATAGTAGGCGAGAAGCGATGCCACTCATAGTTTATGGAGACGATAATTTAGCTGGTGTAATCAAACGATTTCAAAAACTTTGCACTATGCCCGAATACGCTGAGTTCGTATTCCGATTTTTTGGCTACAGGTATACTAAACCCGATAAGTCTGAAATCACCGAAAACTTCATGAACCGTGGGGAAGTTGAGTTTCTCGCAAGGAGATTCCGTCAAGAGGGCGGAAATATTAAGGCGCCATTAAGTGAAGCGTCAATTCAATCCATGTGCTACTGGATCCGTGAGCCTGCAAAAGATAATCCTGAGGGTATGACTTTAGACTCTCAGTTTCTTGTTAATTTAGAACAAGCTCACCAGGAATGGTATCATTATGGAATAGAGCGTTTTTACTTTGAAGCCGATCGAATAAAAGCTATGTGCCTGGAGCTTGGTATATCCTATCCAGGTAAAACGTATAGACATTATAGTGATCGATGGCTTCAAGCCCAACACGCTTAAATTTGTATTTATAATTTGGCCTGCTCAGAAGGCATCGTTGTCTGAGTCGTGTATGCTCACGGTCAATTAAAAGCAATATGGTTATCTAGTCCTTAAAAGACCTCCGTCCGGGGAGAGTAATAAACCGAGATGTTAAGGTTTTCTCAGTGAAACCGCGTTGAGCTGTCGGCAAAAACAGTTAGTAGTGTGATCCTCTTGCACAATGGAATGCGTGCAAGTCGCTGCTACGAATTAAATATTTTCCATCTTTCTAGGACGGTTACTTGAATCGAGGTACCTGTCCCTAAGTAAATTCGATTGCAGAAAATAATAGTTTTCAGTTGGAGTTAGGAAAAGATGAGAGTAAAGATGACCGAGAAGAAAAAGGCCTCTCTACTTTTCAGATCGATGAAGAACAGACGCAAGTAATTGTGCCTGTTGTTCCGTTCCCAGTTGTTGGGAACCCTTATCCAGATCAGTCACCAAAGGCTATTCTGGAACGATGGTATCAAATAGGGTTTGAGACCGTCACTAAGAGCACAACTGTTTTTACAAAAAGACTTCCTGTCTTTGAGCTCTTGAACGTTGGCGCAATCCAAGATGCGCTCGCTACGTTTCGTTACATTAGGTTTTCTAGTGTGTCTTTTCGTATACAGAATAGTACAGTTCCGATGGTATATGGGTTTGCATGGATGAGTTCTATGCCGGCCACCGAACCTGGATCTAATACGGCACACATTGAACGATTTCTTTCGTTTGATGATGCTGTATTGCTTGACTATAGCGTTCAAAATGATGTTACAATTACTATCCCTTGGAGGACCCCTGACCAGTGGTTAGACTGGAATCGGGTTGGCGCAGCTGTTTCAGCAGATATTGATGATTACAATCAAATGTATGCTATTACTAAACACCTTGCGTCAGTACTTGTACTCGACTCGACCGCAGTTCCTTCCCTAAGATTCATTGAATATGCAAAATTCAATGATGTAGAAACAGCCGGTCACGTGGATGATATTTATACTTATCAACGGCAATCTAGTTCGAAGAGATATTTTAAAGATTATGGAAATGATCTTTATTCTGGTGTCTCATATTTGTCAGAACAGGTAATGTCATTCACTGGGAGGGGTACCAATCCAAATGATGAGTTTAGAAAGGAGATCATGCCTCACTATAACTCAACTAATGGTACGGAGCGTCCTGCTCCTCCTAAAAAAGCGAAAGACCCGTCTTCTGATCCTTCAGATCCTGAAGTCAGAAACAACCCGTTCGGATCTCTTGTTTCTTCCTCTGCTATGTATACAGCTGGCAGTGGTAGTTTAATGCAACCAATTCGGGATTTCACAGTTCGAGATTTTATAAATAAACCTACTTATATAGGTTTGTTAAATCTCACTGCCGGTATGAGTATGACCCAGGTTTGGCAACTTGGTGACTTGTACTGGAGCCGTATTAATTATATGGCACAGTATTTCCGTATGTGGAGAGGATCTATCAGACTTACGTTTGTTATCTTTTCCACTCCCTTTATTTCGGCAAGGTATAATATTGTCGTCAGATGGGGAGGCATGGCCCCTGTGGGTCTTGTTGGAAATGAACTTGTGAATGATGTAACTGTGAGAGGAACGACACGTGTTGATATAACAGTGCCTTTTCTTTCTGCTGACCAGTGGATTCCCACTTGGTGTCAGATGCCCGGAGGATATGATTATCAAGCTATCTTCCCTGCCGTTTACATCAAAGAACAAAGTCCTGCTGTCTCCGTCGGAGATATCACTGCATCCCCAGTAATGGTGATGTATGAATCAGCAGGCGATGACTTCGAGTTTCGATCGTTCTGTAATCCAAATCCGCTTAAGACCGTGTCCATTGAAGATGGGTATGAGATGCAGATGAGAATTGCTGAATTCTCCAAACAAGAGGTTTCTGGAGATGGAAGTACTTGTGGCTACCCCTACAGTACGGATACTGAGATGACGTTTACAGACATAACTAGAAGATGGTGCAATCGGAACACTGATGCATTAGCTCCTGGTCCTGTATACACTAGTGGGCTAGCTACTCCTGGTGCGTTTGATCAAATCTCCTCTTTGTTTGTATATTGGTCTGGACAGACCAAATTCAAACTAACTTGTGCTACCACTTCGACCATGAATTGTTGGCACACCGACGTTCACTTCAGTAATGTTGCGAGCGCCGCGGAACTTTGTGCACGTCCAGAAGATGGAATGGTGAATGTATGGACCGATTTAACTCGTGTTCTTGAATATACTACTCCTTTTCTGGCAACTACTTCGTTCCTTCCTATACCAAGGCTGAGCTTTCCAATCACTTGGACTTCCTGGCGGAGCGTATTGTCGCTCGACAGGCAAGTCTGGAGTGGAAAACTTCATGATGAGCATAACGCTATTGTTACCCCTCTTCGTGCTTATGTAGCAGGAGGGGATGACTTTAGTTTTTATTTCATGTTGCCTCCTCCTTTATTGGCGGCTTGGCCTCAAAACGTTACTTCATTGGACTCCTCTTCAAGGGATGAAGGTGGAGTAGCGTCGGTAAAACATAAGGGTGTTGTTTGCTTAAGTCAGTTGTGTGAGACTCAGTCTTGCTCAG